GATAGTTGTAGTCCAATTTTCAAAAGTACGATCCCCTGCTATATACAGTTTACGACCCCGAAATGGAACTTCAACTTCACCTAATGTCATGCCAGGCAAATTTGTTGCTTTACAAAGATAAGACAATACTCTTGTCTCTCCTCCGACAGCTGCAAAGCCTGGAAATGGCATGGTTATTGAAAATTGATTAGCTCGTGCGCCACCACCTTTTAGTGTTGCTTTAAAGTCATTTATGTTTGCCATCTATACCTCCTATGCCCCAACTACTTCACTAAACGCAACACCAGTTTTCGTGGCAATGAAGTTTAATGAAATAAAGTTAATAGACCGAGCAGGCTTAACAAAGATGTCAGCAATAAACTCGTTACGATCAATTACACTTCCTGTGTTATTTGATTCGTCACATACTACGAGGAAATCTGTAATTCCCCTTCGACCTTGAACATCTCTCAAGAAAGGTTCAACCATGTTCCTAAATCCTGCTCTTGTGAATTCATCGTTGAATTCAAACAACTGGAATTTAGCTGCAGTTGAAATTGCTTTCTCTATCGTTATGAACAATCGTCTTACGTTGATACGATCAAACGCACTTGGTTTTGATTGTGCAGTTTTATCCCCAAACAAAATTGTTCCTTGGCCTGGGAACGCACAAACTGGATTTATTCTTGCACGATACAGGATGTCTCTGTTAGCTTTCTGTGGGTTATAAGCAAGTTTTACAACTCCTCTTATTTGTCCACGATTAAAACCGCCAGGTGAAAACCATGCATCTGCAACAAGGTCTGTCCTTGCACATAATCCTGCCATATCTCCGTTTAGTGGAATATACCGATAAGTGTCATTGTACTTATCGTATGTGTATTTGTAACCACTATCGAACATACCATAGGATGTTGATGTTAATCCGTCAAAGAATGCTTTGACATTTGATGTTTGTGTTGTTTCATTTGCAACATTAACAACATCTGAAAGTTCTGGTGAAACGAATGCAACTGCATCCTTTCTATCAGTACACATATCTAAAGCATTTCCTGCTTTAGTTGCAGAGGCTTTACCACAAATGAAAAGGTTTAAATCGACTGTTTCTGAATCTTTGAATCGGTCAATTCCATCCTTGATTTCTCCTTCTGTTAGTGCATAATCATCTGCACCACTAGAAAGTGAAATTGAAGTAATAACTTCAGATAATGCACTATACAATGTTGTACCCTGTGTAGCTACGTTATTACCATATCCAGTAGCAACACTTGGATGATCCATCCAATATATGTAATTTGAACTGTTGTAAATTGCATCTGCATAATAATTAGCTGCACCTTCTGCTGTTCTAGCATCCGATACTTTAGATACTGCTTCGAATTTTTCTAGAACTTCGCCAGGAGTTCCAGTAATATCACCATCTTCATCTATTACAATGATGTGCATCTCATCAGCTGTGGAAACACCAGATCTGTCATTGACATATGTTGATGTGCCAGGAGCTGCAGAGAATTGGTCGTAATATTCCCATCTCCTACGAACATTAGTTGCATCACTAAGAGCAGACCTTAATCCACCCGCAGTATTTGCAGTACCATATCTTTCAATGGTTAAATTATCAGTATTAATTGCTGTTACTTTATATTCAGAACCATCAGCTTCATGAAAGTGAACAATATCTCCGACATTGTACTTTGCACCACCTTCTCCACCAGAACCGCCTGAACCATTATCAATAGGTACTGCGGTATTTCCAGCTGCAACAGTACCTTCTACTACTCCAACTGTATCACTAGATCCTGAGAATGTTTCCTCAAATTCTGATGCACTTGGACACATAGCAACTTTTATACTATTACCCCAAGCACCGGCAGTCCTTGCTGCCCATTGTCCTACGTTTGCTTCCCCACCAGCATAGGGGCCCGTAGAACCATCACCATCTCTGTAGTGATCATTATTCTTAATCAATAGTGCAGTACCAGATGTACAAGCATTCACGGCTCCACTTGCGGGTCTTACGACTCTCAATGCATTGCCGTATCCTAGAAAAGCAGCTGCACACATCCAATCTTCATAATGATTAGATGTGGACTGAGGTTCACCAAAAAGTGATACTAGTTCTTCTTCGGATGCGATTGCAGTTACAGTATCAGTTGGCCCCTTTTGTGCAGCCATAACTATACCAGCAATCGATGTTGCGACAGCTGGAACTACGTTTGTTAAGTCTTTTTCTGTTACCTGTACGCCAGGTGAAACTTGAAACGCCATTCCAATC